TTCAACGACCGGCTGTACAGCGATGCGCCGTTCGTCGGTGCTGATGGCACTGTCATCAATTCGAAGAGGAAGCATCGTGACTACATGCGACGCAACAACCTCACCACCATCGATGACTTCACCGAATCGTGGAGCAAGGCTGAGAAGAAGCGCGCCGACGTATTCACCGGCAAGCACGACAAGCGGGAACGTCGCGAGCAGATCGAGCGCGCGATGGAGGTAAGGAAATGAGCGAGAACCAGACGCAGCTGCTCATCGACATCCTGCGTCGCTCGCGCGGCGCTGGTGAAGTTGCCCGCACCATCGGCCAGAACGCGCTCGCTGAAATCCCGGCAGGTCTCACGGGTCTCGGCTCGATGATGATCGGTGAAGACAACGACAAATCCGCAGCGCGTGTAAACGACGTGCGCGACTCGCTGTCGTACGAGCCGCAGTCGCCCGAAGGGCAGGAGATGCTGGGGTCAATTGGCTCTGGCATCAACTGGGCGGGCGAGAAGCTCGGCCAGCTGCCCGGTGCAGCGCAGGCGCAGGAGGGCTGGGAGAGCTTCACCAGAGCCGCTCCGGGCGCGGCGGCGATCACGGCGGGTGTCGCTGGCATCGGTGTCCCTGAAGGGCGTGGCGGCGCTGTGGCGGCGCGTGCTGCGTCCAAGGAGGCGGCGCGCGTGGCAGCTGCGAAGGCTCAGGCTAAGGCGCTGCGCACGCGCAAGACGTATGACAAGAAGATGGTAAATGCAGCGACCGCTGGCGAAGAGGACATCGGTCGCTCGTTCGGTGCGGACGTGCGCATGAAAGGTGGCGGCGCTGTGCCGCGCGAGGAGGTCGAGAGCGCGCTCGCGAATCGTGCGACGTACCGACAGGAGCCATCGACGCTGCCGAAGCCTGCGGACCAGATGAGCGAACAGGACTGGATCGACTTCGGCAACCAGTACGGAGCGGACTTCTCGCAAGCCCCGATGCAATCGCTTGGCGTGAGCGACATCGCATCACGTCGTGAGTTGGTGGTCCCCGGCGGATTGGAAGGCGAGTTCACGATCCCCGACCTGTTCCGCATCAAGGCTGACAACTTCGATCCCACCGTGTTGGGTCAGGAGACCCACAACAAGCTGATGCAGAAGCTGCTGCGCACGCACACCAAGGGACGTGTCGGTGACGACGTTGACATCTTCAACGATCTCAACTTCGCGCTGCTCTCTCCCAATGCGCCACTGACGCAGAATGAGTTCCTTGCGCAGCGACTGCGTGCGCAATCACCGGAGGACCTCGCGAAGCTCGCTGCGCGCGAGGACAATCCGAATCTGGGTCGCGACATCGATGTCGAGTCCGGTGTTGGTGCCGCAGCGCGCGGCGGTCTCGGTGTGAAAGGCACCGCTGATCTCGGCAACCAAGCAACGCTCGCGCGACTGCTGCGCGAGAAGCCCGAGATGTTCCGCCCCGGCGAGGGCGAGACGATCCGCGACGTGGGCTTCCGAATTATGAATCAGGTGCCGGGACTGGGCGTGAAGACAGCATCGCTCGGTGTGCCGTGGACCGATCTCGCGCGAGCGAACACGAGCGCTGTTGACCTGCACATGATCAGGAACAACTACAAGCGGCTGATGGCAGAGGACCCTGAGTTCGCTGCGCGCGTGCAGTCGCTGACTGGCAAGGAGCGCAAGGAGAAGAAGACGGGTCGCATGGTGCCGATGACCGAGGAGGAGGCAGCGATCAACCTGATCGGCGGCGCGCATCCTGAGTCGGTGTACCGCAGCAAGAAGACGGGCGAACTGTCGGAGAAGGTGCCGTCGTACCTGACACCGGAGAAGCTTGCGCACGAGCCGCAGAAGTTCGTCACGCCCAATGACTGGTACACGCGCATCATGGGCTACGTCGATGAATCGCGTGGCACGAATCCCGAGATCGAATTGTTCCCCGAGCAGTGGCGGCTTTGGGACACTTACCGTGGGCGTGTCGAGCCGCACGAGATGGCGCACCCTGACTGGCGCAAGTTGCCGAAGCAATCGTTCAGCGAACTGCAGGACGCGCTGCGCTCACATCGTGAGCTTGGCTACATGGATGCGCCGGACAAGGTGACGATGAAGAACGAGCCTGTCCGCACGGGCGGTGACTGGCGCAAGCTGTACTACGGACACGCTGATCCAGCGTTGCTTGCTGCAACTGCAGCGGGTGGCGCTGGCGCACTCGCTGCGACCACAGCAGCACTTCGCAATCGAAAGAAAGAGGAAAACGACAATGAGCGCTGATGCAGACGACCTGCGGTCTACTCTGGAAGGAGCGTTTGAGGATGCAACAGAACAAGAAGGGCGACCGACAACGGACGCCACGGAGTCCGTACGGCCTGCCGCAGAAGCGGAACCCGCCACCAGCACAACCCCCGAAGCCGTTGATCGAGGCGACGGTCGAGATGTGCGCGGCAAGTTCGCAAAGAAAGCGGGAGAGCCTGAACCCGCCAGTGCGCCCAAGGATGCTGCCGCACCACTTGAACAAGCGGCTCCGGTAGCACCGGCTGATCAGTACGCGAAAGCTCCAGCCTCGTGGAAGCCCGGTGCGCGCGAGGCGTGGGGCCAGCTGCCTCCCGACGTGCGCGCCGAAGTGCATCGTCGTGAGCGCGAAGCGACACAGGTGATGCAGGAGACGCACCAGTCACGACAGGTGCATGAATACGTGGGTCAATTGGCCCAGCAGTTCGCGCCCGCGCTGCAGGCCGAGGGCGTGGACATCCTCACGGCTACGCAGAACCTGATGAACCTGTCATCGCGACTGCGCTTCGGCTCTCCGCACGAGAAGGCGGTGATCGCTGCGCAGATCGTCCGCAACTACGGTGTGGACGTGAACACGCTCGCCGATGCGCTCGATGCGGCACAGGCTGCAGCACAGCTGCCCGGTGCGCAGCAGCGACAGCAGCCGCAGATGTTGCAGGACCCGCGCGTCGATCAACTGCTTGCTGAATTGAATCAGGCGAAGCAGGCGCGGGCAGAGACGCTCGCGAACAAGGCGGCGAACGATGTCGACACATTCGGTGCCGACAAGGAGTTCTTCGCCGACGTGCGCGGAGAGATGGCGGACCTGCTGGAAGTGGCTGCGAAGCGTGGAGTTGACTTGTCGCTCGCGCAGGCGTATGAACGTGCCTGTTCGATCCACCCTGAGATCAGCAAGGTGTTGGCAGCGCGAAGCGCAGCAGCGAACGCGGGAACTGGCAGGCAGTCCACCCAGCGCTCACGGCATGCAGCTTCAAGCGTACGAGGAACTCCATCCGGCGAGTCCACCTCCGTGCCGACAGACCTTCGCTCAGAGATCGAGGCGGCAATCGAACAAGTCGGCGGGAGGTGAGAGCCACATGGCCCACTCTCTCGATGACAGCCCCACACCGGGCGAATAGGCCGAAGCGTTTACACGCTCCACGGGAAACGGTGAGGATCAAGGCTTAATCATCGAGAGAGGACTCCCACATGGCATTTCCAAATGTTTCCGACATCATCGCGACCACCATCGAGAATCGCTCGAAGAAGATCGCGGACAACGTCACCAAGAACAACGCGCTGCTCACCCGGCTGGAGCAGAAGGGCAAGATCAAGACCGTCTCTGGCGGCTCCAAGATTTTTCAGGAACTGAGCTTCGCTGAGAACGCGAACGCTGGCTGGTACTCAGGCTATGACCTGCTGCCGGTCGCGGCGCAGGATGTCATCAGCGCAGCTGAGTACGAGTTCAAGCAGGCCGCATGCCCGACGACCATCTCAGGTCTCGACATGCTGAAGAACTCCGGCAAGGAGCAGATGATCGACCTGATGGAAGGTCGGCTCGGTGTCTGCGAAGCCACGATGGCGAACCTCCTCTGCGGCGGTCTCTACAGCGACGGCACGGCAGCGGGTGGCAAGCAGATCGAGGGTCTCAACAAGGCGGTGACCACAACGGGTCTCGGCACCTACGGTGGCATCGATCCTTCGGTGACGTGGACGTTCTGGCGCAACCAGTTCCTCACGCCGGGTACGGCTGTCGCCACGATGACGGCTGCGTTGATTCAGGGACACTTCAACACGCTGTGGGCGCGGCTCGTGCGCGGCATGGATCGTCCTGATCTCATCGTCGTTGACGGTGGTGTTTGGGGCGTTTACATGGCATCGCTGCAGGCGCAGCAGCGGTTCGCTGGCACGGAGACCGCGAAGCTCGGCTTCCCGTCCATCAAGTATCAGGATGCGGATGTCGTTCTCGACGGTGGCATCGGCGGCTTCTGCCCGGCGAACACTGCGTTCTTCCTGAACACCAACTACCTGCACTATCGTCCGCACAGCAACCGCAACATGGTTCCGCTCGCGCCCAACAAGCGTTATGCGATCAACCAAGATGCGGAGGTCCAGATTCTGGCATGGGCCGGAAACCTGACCTGCAGCGGTCGGCAGTTCCAAGGCCGGTTGTTCTACACCTGATTGAACGCTGCCACGTTCATGGGGCGAGGCTTCAATCTCGCCCCCTTTTTCAGACGAGGAGAATTCAATGCCAGCAGGACTTCCGGGCAACACGCTCGTGGAAAATCAGGCCAATCCGAGCGGGGGCAACCCCGTCATTGGCTCCGTTGTCATCTTCGATCCGCTCAGTGGGCCAAAAGGCTCACCGTTCGATTCGAAGAAGTTCGATTACTCGACGGGTACGCCTCCGGGTTGGGACGCCACGACCAAGGTGCCGATCCTTCTCAATGACCCGTTGAATGTTTCATCGGGCGCGCTGTCGACCGGCATCGGTTACGGCTCGCCGCCAGTCATCGGCCCGATCTCGCATCCTGCGTACAGCAATGCCGTCTACGGTATCCGCTCCGCAGGTTTCACCGACGACTACAAGCCGGGTGTCTCGACGCCAGTGCCTGCTGACTCAGCCGATTCACGCTACATGTACATCGGCGGTGGCAAGGACGCTATCGTGGACGGCACGGACACGGGTCCCCTGCCGACAGGCAGCAACGGCTACCCTCCGGGGTGGTACACGTCGCAGCCGGTGCCGTACGTCACGGGCTTCGCCATTGGTGGTGCGGGCAACGGTGGCTCGCGCGATGCGGGAGCAGGCCCAGCCTTCACCAGCTTCGGCCTGAAGACCGTGACAGCCACTGGTGCAGTCGCCAACGGTGCAGCGGTCGAGGCGGGCTGGGTCAACCGTTCGAACATTGCACTGGTCGCTGACCAGTCGGTGTTCGGTCTCGGCACGGCAGCGACGGCTGCACCGACGCTGGACGAACCTGAAGACGAAGAGGATGAAGAGATTCTCGCGTCCGGGCTGACGGCTGAAGAGGAAGAGGAACTCGCGGAAGAAGACGAGGAAGACGAGGTAGAGAACGGGAACGAGGGCGTGTTCCGTCGCGTCGTCCGCAAGGCGAAGACATCAGCGAAGCATAAGTAAGCCACATGGCTTTCATGCTTGAAAGCTTGGTCGCGGTTCCGTCGAACGCCAACGGGCGTCCGGCGGAACTGATCCGCGAGATTCGCATCTTCGAAAACAACAACATGTTTACGTTGGAAACGAACATCAACGCATTCCTTGAAGGGATGCGAACGACGTTCGCCAACGTGATCATATTCGACATCGTCATGTCCCCCGGCGCTGGGGCCATCGAGCGTGTGATGGTTTCATACGGCTACTTCCAAGCGCAGCCATAACGAGGATAACGAGATGTTGCAAGAGATCAGCATTGAAGAACAGGCAGCGAACATCAACAACCTGACGTTCGGTGACGACAGGCTCGGCGTGTTGTTCTACAACAAGGTGGTCGAGGACCCGGAGCGCACGCTGGAGGAAGGACGCAAGTGCTTCCGTGAAGAGGAGTGGATCAAGATCATGGTGCCGGGAGATCGACAGAACGTGGTCGAGCGTCCAGTGCAGCGCACGGGCATGGTCCCCACCGATGACCGCATGCGCTTCAGCCGCCAGTACGAGCGGTTCAAGCAGTCTCAGGCGCAGGTCGCGCACGACGGCACACCGCTCACGCTGTGGCCGCAGATGCCTGCTGCGCTCGCCGAGGAGCTTCGCTACATCAACATTTTCAGCGTCGAGCAACTGGCTGAGTTGTCCGACACCTACGTCTCCAAGGTGCCGAAGGGTTACGAGTGGAAGACGAAGGCTGCGCAGTTCGTTCTCGCGATGAAGGATCAGGCGCAGGTCAACAGGCTGCAGCTGGAACTCGACAAGCGTGATGTCGAGATCAACGCGCTCAAGGATGCTGTCAAGGATCAGGCAGCGCGGATCGAGAAACTTCTGAAGAAGATGGAGAAGTAAATGCTCACCATTACAGTTCTGTTTCTTTTGGCATCACTCATTGCGCTCATCGTCTCTGCACTGGGCAGAGCGCCGCTGTGGGTTGGCGTGATCCTGCTCTGGATCGTGGTGGCGCTGGCAACTTTCCCGGTGCGCTGACATGGCGCGCTTCCAGACCATCGGTGACCTGATCAATCGCGCAACGCTTGCGCTCATCGGCACGCGCACGACAGACCCGTTCGCGTCATCTGACCCTGTGTTCATTCAGATGTGCGCGCTGGCAACGGAGTGTGGTCAGGACTTGGTGCAGGAAGCCGAGTGGCAGCAGCTGGAGAAGGAACACAACTTCGTCACGACAGCATTGGACACCGGGCTGTACGATCTCCCGGCGGACTTCTCGTACATGATCGACCAGACAGGCTGGCAGCGTGGTGCGCCCGGTGCGGCGTATCCGCTGCTGGGTCCTGCGAGCGCCCAGTGGTGGAGTTACCTGCAGGCTTCGCAGTACTACACGGTGACGATCTATGCGTGGTTTCAAATCTCCGCAGGAAAGTTCCAGCTGTGGCCGCAGCCGCCCCCTGTTGGTATTCCCATCGGCTACAAGTACATCAGTCGCAACTGGGTACTCGATGGCACTGCGCCGCCGCTCGCACCGACGTACAAGGACAGCGTCAGCATTTCGGCTGACACTCCGCTGTTCGAACCGATTCTGTTCCTGAAGAAGCTGAAGCTCGCGTGGCTGCAGGCGAAGGGCTTCGACACGACGAAGGCGCAGGACGAGTACACCATCGCGCTCGATGCGTGGAAGGGCAAGGACAAGTCTGCGCCGATCCTTTCGCTCAATGGTCCGACAGGGTTCAACCTGCGGATCATCGGTGCGCTCAACGTGCCTGAAACAGGATTCGGAAGCTGATGGCTCTCGCAGCTGGCAAGAAGTTTGCTGAACTCGCTGGGCGCAAGAAGCGTCCGCAGCAGCAGAACACCAAGCCTGCGTTCAGTGCTGCGCAGCAAGGTGGTGTAAACGCTATCGCGGGTGCGGCGACAGCGCCTGCCGAAGATGCGCTGATCATGTTCAACATGGTCCCTGCCGAGTTCGGCGTGACCGTGCGCCGGGGCTACCGCGAGTACTGCCAAGCCGTGCCGCTCGGTGACGGCATCAACACGCTGATGCCGGTGGTGTCCGAGGCGTCCAGTTCGATCAAGCGGCTGTTCGCCGTGACGAACGACGGCATCTACGATGCGACCACTGCGGATGCTGTGCCGACGAAGGTGGTCGACTTCGGCATCAAGGGTGCGCCTGATGGCTGGTGCAGCTGG